TATTGACGCACTCTGAGGATGACATGAATGAAAATCCGGAACGTCTGATCTTAAGGTAGATCATCCCAAAGCATCTCGGATCAGCCCGGCACGCCTCCCAAAAAATATAGAATATCCGGTTGGCTTCTCTGTAATCAGGATACCCCACGTCAATACTCGACCACTGTAGGTACATGTAGTGAGATCCGGTGATATAGTTTGGTTTCCCATTGTTCATAAACCAATAACCATTCTCACGGTTATTGAACTCCTGCTCAATGTAATCTACCCACCGGTCCTTAAACTCGGCAGGCATCTCGTTCCAATGAAATATAGATTGAATCTTTGACAGCTCTTTTGGAAGATCTTGTCTCTCCCAATACTGCTCAGAAGAAGTTTGACTCCTGCTATAGCAATCTGTAGGAGCTAATGGTAAGGCAATAAGCAGCCCGGCCACATTTATAATGTCGCCAATCTGTCCCGTCTTTGAGATAACCACCATGTCGTACTGCTCGTTATACCCATACTGCCAAGCCTTATGGGTATTCTTTTTAGAGACAGCGTTCTTCGGCACATGGTCACTAACGATTCGACACAGACCTTCGCTCTGCAAATCCTTGCTTTGTATCATTTCTTACTACTCCTTTTTCAATAAGTTCAAGACTCTCCTTCTCTGATTCCAACCGGTTAAGTATTTCAAACGCATCAAAGATCGCAAGCTTTTTGGTTGCCGCAGCGTTCTTAAGCCTATCTGCCGCAAGCTCGTCATCGGGATCAGGCTTGATAATATTTTCTTCAGCAACCCTTATGAGTTGCTCTACCGCTTTATAACCTGCATCAATAATCTTCTTCTTTATTTGTACTGCATCACTCATAATGTCATGGTTATTTGGTGATCAAATATTCGGTACAGCTTTTGTCCGTCCACGTCAAACTCATACTCACTGTCAGGCTTGAAGCATACAGTGTCCCCTTCTCGTACGCCTTGCGCTAAGAGATAGGCATTCGGATAAACCATGGTACCCATAAGGGGCTCGTTGGTAAAAGGTTTCTTGATGTAGGATTCAGTAGCAGGGATAGGCTTCACGAAGCAATAGCGACTATAAGTGTTCCACTTGCCATCACGCTTATACATGAAAAACTGATCAGGCTCTACAAAGAATGTATCATCCTTGAAGAAGCTGCGACCACTCTTACGTCTACCCTTAATGTCGTTGTAAAACTTAAATACGTTGTGGTGAACAAGTAGTGTGTCACCCTTTTGGATTGGCCCGTCATAGCCACGTGGTACTTCTACCACCTCGGCATACCGGTTAGAGAAGGTGTGATCCTCCTCAGAGGTATTAACTATCAAGTCTATCCCTGCGACAGACTTGGTATTGTTATATCGTTTACCTGTAACAATGAAGTCAAATGGAGATTGCATTAATAGTCAATATTAAATTCAATAGACACAGGCATATTATGATTGAAAGACTTCCATAGCATCACCTCACTTTTTTCGTTGATGATGTAAATCTTTACATCTCCTGTCTCAGGATCGAACTTAATAAGGTGAATTGCATTTGTGTCTCCAAGGATCTTTTGTCCTACAATATAGTGCATTGCACTACCCTTGTAGTCAGGTCCTATAGATATTTTCCTGATGTCCATATTTGATTAGATTAAATTTCATTTACAAAGTTAATGAACTACGCCCAAATAATCAGTACCGGTTATACGGTACACATTACCTGCCACTAAACCTGCAGCAAGCGCAGCAACATTATTTGCATATACGGGTACTGATGGTAAAGGTAACGCAAGTATATCACCTATGGTGTAGTTCTTGGTTTTGTTTGAATCATTTGCATCGGTACCGATCAGTTTATCGGCATAGGTTATGTTGCCATCGTTTGGATAAGAACTAATTATTGACATATTTTAACATTGAATTGATGAATAAGCTGATATTACCCCATATCCGTCCATGTCCCAATTTGCTTCTGCAAAGACATATATCTCAGTTACAGGGTTAGTTAGATTTGAATTATAAAATAAAGAACACCCTGCTGTTAATGGAGAGGCGCACTCAGAATAGAGTGTCTTAGGATTGCTTACTGCATCAGAGCATGCTCCTGATGCACTTGAATTACTAACGCCACAACCACTAAATGAATAGGCTGTTTGACCTGCGCAAAGAGTAAAATCTTGAATAGCTGTAACGCTACTAACAGTGTAATACCTAAACGAATAGTCTCCTACTTTGAAATACCCCGGTGTCCCTCCGCATAGTTCATCACTATACCATTGGTTAGAAAGCCCACTATCGTAATAAAGAAGCGAACCGTTTCCAAGCGCAAAGTCAGCGCTATATAGCGTAATTGAATAAGCGTTTGAGCTACATGCAGTAGATGCAGAAGAAGCTCCTGCCTCAAGATACAGACCATCCCAATAACACGTGGTATAATAGTAGATCGTATGTGCGTACGAAGTGATGACAGCCTCAAGATTAGATTTTACAACAAGCTGATTACTTGCTTTTGCTGCATAGGGACCGAATGATGTGTTGATATTCACGTAGGTATTTGCATCAGCTTTAGTAATCTGCTCGTTACTTACGGGTATAGAAGTCTTAGCAGTAAACACGCCATTGTTCACCGCACTCTGCAGGTTGTTAAACGAGACCGTCTGATTATTTGCTAAGCTTGCCCAAGACATTATTCTTCGATTTCAGGAGTTGGTTCAGGTGTTGGAATTGGTTCAGGAGTCGGCTCAGGTGAAGGAGGTACCGGAGGTACATAGTCACCTGTGATGGTTAGGTTCAGTTGAGCTGCTACCCAATCCCATGCGTAAGAATCCGCTTGCCATTGTTCATAAGCTTCGCCTGTCATTGTCAAGTTACCTTGAGCAACTTGTAATCCCTGAAATCCTTCTGCCGTTTCAGTAAACAATCCGTACCAAAAAGTAGCAGATGTATTTAAAGTAACATTGGTAGCGTAAGAATTTAAAATTACAGCTTGTTGAACTGTTCCATTATCCCAAATTGAGATAGGTTCGATTGTTTTCATTTTTATTTGTTTTTAAGTTTTTCTTTTAATTCTTTTACTTCTTTTTCAAGTGCAGCAATCTTTGCAGTATGCACCTCTCTATAAGACAAATTTAAGTACCCATCTTCATTTTTAGATATTGCACTTGGTAGTATTGATTCAAAGTCCTGAGCAAAATAACCTAATTCGGCCTTACCATTCTTTTCGTAATATTTAGCACTTACATTAGCAATAGATAAATAATCCAACTCGTCTTCTAATAATATTTTGATTCTACTATCTGAACTTTCAAAGAAAGAAGATGCAGTAACGGATGAACTAAATGTAGCATCTCCTGTATTAGAGATAAAAAACTTTTGAGTTCTGCTGTTATTACTTCCTGTATGTATAGCAAAATTAAAACCTGCTAAAAATGTATTTCCGTTTGAATTAGCCCATAAACTTAATTGTGAACCTTGGTCTGAACCACCTTGTATTCTAAGCCTTCCTGTTAATTCAGTATTACCTCCAATATCTACATTGCCCGATATACCTACACTACTTGAAAAAGTTGAAGCTGATAGAACTTTAAATACATTTGTTAAAGTTTGTCCACCTGTTGGTGCAGTTGCCCCATAATTACTATTTGATGCAGTCCAAGTAAACTCAGAACCTTCAACTTTATAATAAGTATTTCCTGAATATGGACCAAAGTTTACATAAACATTATAGGTAGTAGAGTTTGTTTGTGTAATAATACAACTTGATGCCACTGCACTACTAAATCCCGTTTGACTTAATGTAGCTGAATAGTACCATCCTGAACCGTTTGGAGAACCATTACTTGTTCTAATAAATATTCTTGCACTACCATTTTGACCTTCATCTGCATTGTATCCTGAACCGCCTTCAATTGTAATTACAGCAGTATTACCACCTTGAGCAATTGATATAGTTCCTAAGAAAATCCAAGAAGATGAGCCACCTGTTATATTTATAATACCATTTGAATATGCGTAACCTTGATTAGACCTAATTGTTCCTACTGCTCTTAATGTACCATTTACATCAAGTTTAAAACCTGCGTCTGTAGTGGTACCAATTAATACATTGCCGCCAAATGGATTAATAGCGGTAATAGAACCTGCTCCAAGTGAGTTAATACCTTGAAAATTACCACTTCTGCCCCACCACATATCACCAACAATAGTAGTGTTATTATAAAGTCTAAAATATGGGTCACCACTTGTAATTGTTGATACTCCAATACCTCTACTTCCTGTTCCACTAATCATTAACTGTTCATTAGTTAATGAACCTAAATAAAGATTAGTTGCCGTTACACTACTTGAGAATGTAGCTGCTCCATTGGCAGCAATTCTAAGTCTTTCGGTGGAACCTCCTGTATGAAAAGTGATATACCCTGCGGCATTTCTTGCTAGGAACGCTAAACCTCCAGAAGTATTACCACTTGCAGTAAATATGCCAACGGTTTGTGCTCTACCGCCTAATGCAGAACTTGTATTTGTGCTACTTGTTGCAAAGAAATAACCACTTGCTGCATCTGAATTTATTTGTAGTTGTGCTCTTGCAGAAGTTCCAGTATCACTATTATTAAATTCAGCTCCAGAAAAATTGTTTCCATTAGCAGTTATTGTTAGTCCATTTGTGGCACTTCCTGTATTGATTATTACACTTTGTGCCGTTACACTACTTGAGAATGTAGCTGCTCCTGTATTTGCTATTACAACATTTTTTTGCCAAGACGAACTAACCAAACTCCATAAATCTATACCACCACTTGCATTTAATTGAATTACTGAACTTACACTACTTGTACTACCTGTTAATTGATAAAGAGAACCAACTCCTATTGAATTTGAAGAAGCACCTTTTACCTCCATTGAACCATTTGCTATTAAATAAGAACTAAACCTTCCCGTACCTGTTACATCAAGTTTATATGTATCATTAGTGTTCCCTATTGATAAATTACCTGAAGCGTTCAACGTCATAGCTTGGGTAAAGGATATAGCGTTACCTGCCGTTCCTGAAGGAGCGGTATACCAAATGTGCTGACCAACCTCTTGACTATAACGAGCAGCAACTGTGGAAACTCTATATTTCCAAGAAGTATCATAATAGGCATTTGTTACATTGTGAATATAAGTTCCAATAGAACCTATAACTCCTCCATCAACAA